TTAGAATGGTAATTCGTCACGTTCTGGATGTTGAGCCTCCTCAGAATTCTCACGACGATCAGGACGATCAGGAATGGCTATTTCTATCAGGTGAAGACCGTTTCTCTTATAGGTACCGGTCAAAATGGCCACATCGTCGTCAACACCATCGCCTGTCGCCCAAGTCATGATCTCACCAATTGGGGTACTAGCATCGAAGGTTTTTGCTTCTCGAGAAGAATAAGCGACTGCCGGGTGGTCCCCCATGCTCCGCACACGATGAGTAATCACGGTGAATGACTTATTGGTATCCGACATACACATCCTCATCATCTCAATAAACGGGATTAATCAATTCGCGGAAAAGACACTAATTGAGGCTCCAAGGACCGTCAAAGTTAAAGACCATCGGAAAAAGGTAATTTTAGTAACATGAATTCGATTTCTCATTTTTATCCATATATATCATTACCTTACAAAAAACCATCATAGGTAACTTTTGAGTAACCAGCCGGTAATCTGATTACCTTTTGAAAGGCAGCCACGGCAGGAAAAACAACCCAATTAGATCAAACACTTAGACAAAAATTACCTTTTGTATTACCTCACATTACCTTTGCGGGGTAATCAAAAAATTATTATATTTCAAATACTTGCAAGATTAAATCACGGAAAAATCGCCCATATTACCTATATTACCTTTTCCCGTTATCATTTCTAAAACTTACTCGTAACAGCACAATATTGTTCTTTGCACCCCGAACCGGGCCTGCATAGATTTTGCATAAATCCGCAAAGAATTTTCACGTCAAAAATCGCCAGATAAGGCAGGAAAACAGCCCTTTATCGACATATTCGGCAGCGCAGAAAAACTACCCCCTAAAGAGCGCAGGCGTGGCGGGGGGAGATTGCGTTTTTTGCTCCCCTTCGCATGAAACAATTGTAATTTTAAATTGAATTTTACACAATAATTCACCCATAAATTGAACGCAGGAGGGGGGGGAGTCCATGAAAACTACATCTCTGATCGGAACAACCGGGCTGCTTATCATCCTGACGATGCCCACGCTAGCCGCACCATCTGCCAAAGGGCAAGCTGCAACCGACTATGAATTTTGGCAATACATTGAAAATAATGCTGCGCGTACTGCGGACGAATACGCAGCATCGCACGATCCGCGTGCGACCTATTTCTTTAAGACATCAAAGGCAGAATATCAGGAAAATGGTGAGTACGCCGGTAAATATCTGGTTCAACTGAACAACCAGGGCCGGAGCGGAGATATCAGTACGGCGACCCTGGTACCAAACTTTGACTTTTGCGCGGATCCTTCCGGGCTTGATGATAGCAAGCCCGACCTACTGACCGTAATTGGCGGTACTTTTAATGACCAAAAGTTCTAACTCTATGTTTACAACATTAAAATTTAGACAAATTAAAAAAATCCTTAAATTGAATGACTGAGGCGCAACCCGGCCATTCTTATGATATGCCAATAAACGCGATTATCAAACCTATTTCCCCGTCGGCGGGACATGTCGGCAGCAAGCGCCTATTAACAAAGACAATCACCAATGAGGTCAACAACCTAACGCACGATTGCTATATTGAAGCACTTTTCAAAACACGAGAATTATTTCAGACAAAAAAACAACACTAAACGTAGGGGTCATTGACGATCGTTCACGCCAAATGTGTTCCTCATTTGGCACTTCCCAATAATATTCTCATTTTTCATCCCTTACACATCAATATCTAAAAAATTGACATACAGACCAATTAACCTATAAAGTTAATGGTGCTTAAAATCAAAACGAGATACCCTGCAACAACAAAGCACTCAATCCTGCTACGTAAAACTGAGGTAAGGAACCCCAAATGACTCCTAAAGAACAAGAATTGTTACTTTATCTTGCTAGCATAGTTTCGGGGAGCATAGCTAAGGAACTTCAAAAAGCAGGCATGACGTCCGACGAGGGAGTGGGCGGAGGCCATATAAGAAAAATACGAGACCTAGTTAAGACAATAAAAGAAGACACCCTGATAAATAATAAGTAAAAACAAATCAAAACTACAACACAAGTGATCGCATCAATTGGAATCATGACTACATGGCAAATAAAAAAAACCTGCACTTCTAGCCAAATAGCTCGACACTTCAAATGACGAAAACACCATAGAAAGCAGTGTTTTATTCTAACTTTAAGCTGTTTGACTTTTCGTGTGACATCGGGAAAATGACCTTATCTTAAGACGGTTTCTTCCCTGTTACACACCGCCTAAGCGCCGCGCCATCATCCCCAGGCGCGGCGTTTTCTATTCAGCGTCACCTGCCCTTATCGTGGTTTTATCAAATGCCACAACGCGAACACCGGAAAAGTCGTTTAATTCTTCGAACGTGGTGATAATAGGCATGATCTCATGAATGAAGAACACATCACTTGCGTCTTGAATGCTACCAAATCCACCGGCATTTGAAGGCACAATACCCAGCAATTGCGGCGGCACACGATGCGCGGCCAGCACATCATCGCGGGTCACATTTTTCATATTGAAAAATTCATCCTTGGCGGTCACTTCACTGATTGGGATTAGCTGGATGCCGTCTTTTTTGCCATGCGGCGAATAGTAAAACAGGTTGCGAAAATTGCCGGGGCCTTTCGCACTTTTCAAGGCTTCTCGCATATTGTCGATATCGGCCTGACTGCTGGTCGGATCTGACACATAGAGGATAAACCCGGCGTGACTGCCATTCAGGTAATATTTACGGCGAAACAGAGTTGCCGCTTCGTTCAACAAAGCCGATTGCAACGCTGAAATATAACCAGGCAGACCGTAAATTTCCTGACTAATATCCGGGTCAAAAATATGCGCGATGGCTCCCGGTTCAAAATCATGCTCCTGCCCGTCAATCAGCATAAGAAAGCCGCCATCTTTTTTTACGCGGGTCCACCTGGCCATTGCGGGCTTAATCGACAACAAATTGCCAATCCGGTTTAGCCGCAATTCGGGAAAGGCATTACCAAACATCAAATAGTCGAACACCAGCCGTTTCAAATCGTTGCGCGACAGGTATTTGCTCGGCTGAAATCGACTGGCCGTCAAATTGACCTTAAACCGGATCGCACTTTCATGATGGGTATTTGCATGTAATGCCTTTGCGAGCCCGTCAAAGCTGATGGGCGGTTCATAATACCGGCCATTGAATGCTGACTGAAAATAGGTGGTCAGTTCCCGGCGATCCGTTACCGGGACCGGGTCGCCAAATGTGAACATTTCAGATTTCGCGCCGGTTTCAGAAACAGTGATTTCGGTCGGCATTTAGAAAATCTCCATAATAGATTGCCGGTTGGTATTCCCACTGGGATCCGCTCCGGTTTCGGTGAAATCCAGAAAATCAAGTTTGTCGATGGCGTGCATGATCGCCCAAGCCACATCGGCATGGCCGGTTTCCTTGCTGCGCGACGCGATAAAGGTTTGTTGACGTCCTGATGGGGTGCTGGTTTTGCGAATTGACATAAAGGCCATGCAGACGTCCGACCAGCCGCTGTCAAATTCAATCTGGGCCTTACTGATCAGCTGCTTTGCCTTCAGCACCATGCGGCTTTTGACTTCAACCGAATACGTGATCGCGACGGCGGCAGGGTAAAACGCCCTGACCATCTCAAAAACGCCTTTGCCGATTGTTGTGGTATCGATGCCGATATGCGTCACATTGTAACGCTGGGTTAACTGCCTGATCACTTCAGCCTGTTGATGGAAATCAGTCCCTACCACATTCATTTTTTCAAGCACGCGAAATTTACCACCCTCCACTTTGGGCGGAGCAACAACCACAATTGATGCGTGATCACCGCTTTCTGATGGATCATATCCAATCCAGACCGGCAAACTGCCATAGGGCCGCTTGCCGTGCGGCGAAAAGTCGTCCTCCCATTCTTCCCAACTATCGACCAAGCAGCGCCGCAATTCGTCAAACGTGAAATAACTGGCCGTGTCGTCGACCCACTCGCCCATGAACAGGTTTGCAAAGTCCTGGTCGTTATATTCAAGATGAAGCTGGTTGATGTCGAAAAGGTCGCACCCGGCTTCCTCTGCATCGATGACTGTAACGATTTGGCGCCATTGGCCGTCGGGGCCTTTTGCACCGTGACGCAATGCCATGTGGGAAACATCGAATTCAACACGATTGGCCTTGGCTTTGCCCTTATTAAAGGACGCGCCGGACCAGAATGTATACGCATCATGATTGATGGTTGATGGCGTCGAAAAGTATGTTTTCCGCCATTTTTTGTGCGTCGCCATTGCCGAGGCGACCTTGCGGAATTCCAGAAATTTACTGATCCACGCATATTCATCAAGGTACACATGCCCATGATAGGACTGTGCCGTTTTGCTGTTTGTCCCAAGGAAATACAGCGTCGCGCCATTCCACAACGTGATAGGATCACCCTTTAATTCAACGTCTGTAACGTCGCGAACAAAGGCAATAATGTATTCCTTGAAAACGTGCGCCTGGGCCTTTGAAGCCGACAGGAAAATCTGATTGTCGCCGGTCGTAATGGCATCGATTAGGGCTTCGCGGGCGAAATACCAGGTCGCCCCGATCTGGCGGCTTTTAAGGATGTTGCGTTCGCGGTATTTTTTGGCCTTTGCCCATTCGACCTGATAACGAAAAAGTCCCTTCTCGAAGGCATCAACAAGTTGTTCGACCTGTTCTTCAGTCAGGGCATTTTTGCCCTTGGCCTTTTTATGTTTTGCCTCATTTCGCTTGTCGATATTGGGATTTAAGTCCGCTTCCTTACCTGTCTTTCCGTAATTGCGGATCCGTGCGGTACGCTCCAGCACACGCGAAAGGTTTTCTATTTCCCTATAGTCCTTGTCGGTTTTGTCCTCCTTGCTGATCAGTTTTTGCAGCCGGGTATCAATCGCACTGTCGATCCTGATAACCGGGCTTGCATCGTCCCATTGATCGCGCCGTTTCCATGCATCGACAGTGCCATAGGGAATTGACATACGACGCGAAATTTCCGCGCAGGAATAGCCTTGCCAGTAAAGATTACGGGCTGAAATGCGGTCATTATCATCATCGGGTACGGTTTTCTTCATGGCGGCAGCGTACCGAACCGCGCAAATATCTGATTTCTAAAAAAGGTTATTTACCCCCCTAAATAACCTTTGAAGGTTTGAGTTTTCTGCTGTTCTGCACGCACCTTTGTTGGACTTGCTGTTTCCACGACAACAAAAGCAGAAGCAATGAAAACCAAATTTTTCCGCGTTGCCCGGTCGGGTAAAACCATCGATGGTCGCGAAATCACCCGCGACCAAATTGATCAGATGGCCAAAAACTATGATCCTCAAAAATACGGGGCGCGGGTTTGGCTTGAACATTTGCGGTCTGTTCTGCCTGACAGTTCATTCAAGGCTTACGGAGACGTTCTTGCCCTGAAGGCCGAAGACGATGCCGATGGCAACCGCGTTTTGCTGGCTCAGATCGACGCGACCAGCGACTTGGTTGAACTCAACCGGAAACGCCAGAAAGTGTTTTCATCGATTGAAATTGTGCCGAACTTTGATGGCACTGGCGAAGCCTATATGGCAGGGCTCGCCGTGACCGATAGCCCCGCCAGCCTTGGCACAGACATGTTGAAATTCGCCATCCAAAAATCACAGGCGCAAAACCTTTTTAGCGAAGCGATTGAAGCCACAGACGGCCTTACCGAAGAAAAACCCGACCTTTTTTCACGGGTCAAAGCCTTGTTGTTGGGCCAGCGCGACACCGCTGACGCAAAATTCAACCAAGTCGAACAGTCCACCTTGGCGATTGCGGCCGAAATTTCCGGCTTGAAATCTGACCTGCAAAACGCCCCCGACCGTGCCGATTTTGATGCACTCAAGCTCAATGTCGAAGATCTTACGGCAGCGCTTGCGAAAATCACGACCAGTCTGTCTGGCGAACCGCAAACCCCGGAACGGGGAAAAAGCAGCGGACAAAGCAACGGCTCCTTGACCGATTGCTAACAAGCACCAGGTGGCCCCTCCCGGAAATTTGAAACGGAACCAACAATGCGCAATTCAACCCGTTCTTTGTTTTCAAGCTATTGCGCCCATATCGCGCAGTTGAACGCAGTCGACAACGTATCGCACAAATTTGAACTTCAACCGGAAATCGAACAAAAACTTGAAGACCGGATTACGGAAAGTGCCGACTTCCTGAACGAAATCAATATCATTCCGGTTGACGAAATGAAGGGCCAGACTCTTGGGCTAGGTGTCGATAGCCCGATTGCTTCTCGAACCAATACCAAAGCGGCGGAGCGTGAAGCCCGTTCTGTCGGATCCATGAACGAACATTCCTATGAATGCGTTCAAACCAATTTCGACACTTATGTTGAATATAAACGCCTCGACATGTGGGCAAAATTCCCGGATTTCCAGCCCCGCTTGCGTAATCATGTCACGCAACAAATCGCCCGTGACCGCCTGATGATCGGATTTAACGGTGAGAGCGTCTCTCCTGATACCGATATTGATGCCAATCCCTTGCTTCAGGACGTAAATATTGGCTGGTTGCAAGGCATCCGTGACCATGCGCCCGAACGTGTTCTTTCTGATATTAAAGTCGGAGCTGGCGGTGACTATGCCACACTTGACGGCTTGGTATTTGATGCCGCTGAAGAATTGCTGGATCCCTGGTACAAGGACGACACCGATGTTGTCGCCATTACGGGCCGGTTGCTGCTGTCGGACAAATATCTGTCGCTGATTGAAGCAAACGACAAACCTACTGAAAAAAATGCCCTTCAGACGCTGATTTCCAACAAGCTGATTGGCAATCGTCGAGCAAATGTGGTGCCGTTTTTCCCGAAAAAATCGATCCTGATTACGAAAAAATCCAACCTGTCGATTTATTGGCAGAACGGATCGCATCGTCGCAGTGTGATCGACAACCCGAAACGTGACCGCATTGAAGACTTCAATTCGGTGGGTGAAGCCTATGTTATCGAAGATTTCGGCGCATGTGCCTTCATTGATAATATTTTGACCCCGACCGGCGCAGAAGGTGCCTGGGAATAATGGCATCCATCGCACGTCGTCATTTTGAAAAAATCCTTGCCGCGAAAGCGGCAGGGAATAACCCTATCGCCGCGTCGTCTGCGCCCAACATTCAGGAGCGCATTTTTGCATCGCTGAAGATGCACCAGGCGCAATTGAAAAATGTGCAAAGCCTCAAGGCAAAGATCGATGCCAAGCGAGAATTTCTGCGTGATTACGTCGCATATGTTGACGGGATCCTTGCGGCAGGAAATGGCGCACAAGATGACATTCTGATCACGATCATGATCTGGCGGCTTGATTGCGGCGATTATGAAGGGGCCTTTGAAATCGCGGCCTATGCTTTGAGGCACAACCTTAAAATGCCAGAACGTTTCAAGCGCGATCTTCCGACCAGTCTGGTCGAAGAAATTGCCGACAATGCTCTGAACGCAATTGATACCGGGATCGGCAATACCGAACCCGTGATTATGGCATTGCGTGACGTTCTGGAATTGACCGAAAAAAGCGACATGCCCGACGAAGTTCGTGCCAAGGCTCATAAAGCCCTTGGCAAACTTCTGGTCACAACTGATCAGGCAGCCGCGCTTAATCACCTTAAAGTGGCCTTTGATTTTGATCCGAAATGCGGTGTTAAAACCCAGATCGCACAGATCGAAAAACAGTCACCAAAGACCACCGAACCCTGACCAGGTCCCCCCGGCGCGACGAGGCGCGGAGCAATAGCGTGGGATTCATCCCAAACTTGACCTTCGCCCTCGTCGCCTCCTTGAAAAGACGGTGCAATGAACGACTTTATCCCATCGGGCAACGGTACAGACACAAACCCGACTATCAGTAACGACGGCTTTTATCCTGATCTTACTGTTGATGAGTTACGCAATCGCACCGGCCTTGGTTCTGAATTCAAGGATGCCCGCATCATTGCCCTGGCGGTTGATGCCATGATTGAAATCAACACAACAATTATGGCATGGCGGCAAAGCCTTAACCCGGCCTATTCTCAATTAGCCTCAATTCCTTGTGCAGCCTACGGCAACGAACCGGAAAAAGTTCACCTTTACAAAACGGCCCTTTGCGCACGGATCCGCGCTGTCGTGCTGGAAACCACCCGCGATTACGATAGCACCCGTGATGGCCATAACAAGGCCGATCAACTGGAAACGGTTGCCGACACATGGTTTCGCCAGTCTGCCGAAGCCATTGCACGTTTAACCGACCGGAACCGCGCAACCATTGAACTGATCTGATGAAAACTGTTCGCACCCAGCAAGGCGATACTGTCGATGACATCGCCTACAGGCACTACGGCGACACCACGATGGTTCAAGCCATCCTTGAAGCCAATCGCGGGCTTGCCAGACACGGCATTATCCTGCCCCACGGCATCGAAATCACCTTGCCGAATCGCGTGCAACAAACCCGAACTGACATCCAGCTATGGGACTGACCGCATGGATCACAAAATTACGACAACCACCAGCGTCGTTTCATATCTGACCAGTGTGACCGGTTTTGTTGCCAGTTTGTCGATCAGTGAAAAGGTCGCCCTTGGGCATTTGGCCATCGCAATTTGCACCTTCCTGATCAACTGGATTTACAAACGGCGACATTTCCGGCTTGCGGTGATGAAGGTGATGTCAAAACAGGAAAACCAAAAATGACCGACATTATTCTGATTTCGACCCTGTTGAAATTGGGTCTGTCCCTCCTCGCCTTCGCTTGTGCGTGGGGTGGCTTGCGCCTCTTTGACATTGTGACAGGATTTGATTTTAAAAACTGGATCAAACATGCAGATCACCGTTCGATTTCTAATTATCTTGGCTTTCGCCAGTTGGCCATTTGCATCCTGTTTGGCCTCATCCTTTCCAGCTAAATACGACCGCGATTTCCGCACCGCCAGCCATCGTTTCATGCCAGGCGTGGACTGGTATCTGTTAAAAGCGCAGTGCTATCAGGAAAGCCGGTTAAACCCCGCTGCTGTCTCGCCTGTCGGTGCGCAAGGCATTTGCCAGTTTATGCCCGGAACATGGTCAGACGTTGCGATTAAATTGGACCTGCCGCCCGGTGCATCCGCATTTGCCCCGCAACTGGCGATCAATGCGGCGGCCTTTTACATGGGCAATATCCGCGCCCAATGGTCGGCCCCCCGCCCCGAACCAGACAGACACAGCCTTGCACTGGCCAGTTACAATGCAGGCATTGGTCATGTCCTTTCGGCACAGGCGCTGTGCGGCGGCCCTAGCGCCTACGATGCCATTATTGCCTGCTTGCCATCGGTGACCGGAAAACATGCCGGGGAAACGACCGGTTATGTCGCATTAACGTGGTCCTGGTACCGACAAATGAAATTGTGGGGCCAGTGATGTTGAACTTACTTTCCGGGCGCATTTGGCTGATCGCCGGTATCGGGATTGTCACGGCTGGAATCCTTATGACGCTTGCCACCTATCATTACCGGCTTGCGGCTGCGAATGCACAAATTGACCAGGCAAAAACCACCTATCAGTTGCTCAAGCAGTCCTATGACATCACCGCCGCCACCCTTGCGACAGTGCAGGCGGAACAAGCCAAATCCCGAAAGATCGTCGCCACAGAAATCAACCGCAGAAAACAAACTGAAACCGCCCTGTCACATTTGCGCGAAAGGATCGAAAATGTCCCTGAAGGTGGCTGTGTCGGCCCTGCTGTGCGGTCTGTCATTGACCAGTTGCGCACCGAGCAAACCAATCGAGCAAACCCGGATCGTTAAAACAACCATTCCCGCCTCCCTGCTTGAATGTGCGGACGATCCGATAGTGCCGTCCGATCCGGTAACAGATCGCAAGGTTGGTCGCTGGATTGTGAATTTGATTGGCGCGCACGATGACTGTGCAGGAAAGGTAAAGGCAATCAAAGAGCTGGTCGGCAATGAATAAACTAAAACAGGCACGCACATACCTGCTTGGGTGCGGGTTAGGTATCGAGGCAAGGCACCTGCTTACTTTTGCTGAAAAAGGACAAATTACAAGCTGGCGATCAGACCGAAATGGCAATTTCATCATTGCCTATACGGCCCATTTCATTTTGACCGATTATTGCAAAGCGCCGCAGGACGTTTTTTTCAAACTCGCGCAATGGCTCAAAGAAAGTTGCCCGAACGCACCTGAAGACGCGCTGAAATTTCATGTTGATATTCTTGACCACGACAAGGCGGATATTTCCATCGCGCTTGAAATGACCGACATTTTGAACCTGGTGCAAGGCCCGAATGGAAACTTCCTGCAATACGGTCCCGAAGCTGACGCCACAGAAATCGGCATGGCTGATTTTTTCCCCGGCCTGAACGATGAATAACGAATTTGAACAGCTTGATCGCTGGATTGTTTCAGCCATTCAGTCAATGCAACCAGCAAGCCGCAAAAAACTGCTGCGCGAAATAGCCCGCGATATTCGCAAATCGAACCAGTTACGCATTACCAAACAGGTGTCGCCAACGGGCGAAAGATGGCCAGCCCGCAAACTAGGACGAAACGGCAAAATCCGTGAAGCTGCCAAGATGCTGGTCGGGTTTCGGGCTGCGCGGCGGTTGCGCATCAAAACCGGTAAGGATGACGTGACAATCGGATTTAGCGGTTCGACGGCAAAAATCGCCGCCGTTCATCAATATGGCGCGTTCGATTACGTGGAAAAAGGCGGGCCGAAAATCAAATATCCCAAACGTGAAATCCTCGGTCTTTCTGTCACCGATAAGGCTATGGTCCGGCGTCGGCTGCTCGACCATATCGCTGACAGAACCTAAATTAAAAAGGTTATTTATGGGGGTAAATAACCTTCAGATTGATGACCTTACATAGTGCACAAACCATGATTGGCGCATGGAAGCACTTAGTGAAATCGCACGACAGATACAGAACGTTTTGGCCTTTGGCACTATCGCCGAAGTCAATCACGAAGATGTGCTGGTTCGTATTAACATCAACGGACGCCTGACCAACTGGGTTTCTGGCCCTGGCATTGTTGGCAACAATCTGCGCGCCAGCAATCATTTGCGCGTGGGAACACAATGCCTGGTCGGTTGCCCTGCTGGCGATCCGGCGAACGCTGTGATTTTAACAATCCTGAATTCAAATTCCCTGTTCACCCCGTCAAGTAACGGCGCGGTTGATACAGTGGTCTGGAACGATGGCACCACCGTCAAATACGACACCAGCAACAAAAACATGGCCGTTCATAGCATGGGTGATCTCGTATTAACGGCGGTTGGTGCCATCCGTATCAAAGCAGATGGCGACCTTTGGCTGGATGGCGCGAAAATTCACGCGCTGGAGGACAGCTAATGCCCCCTGTCACTTTGCAAGGCCATCTAGGAACCGGGCACGGTTGCTGGCCGCCACGGCCAAACGCTGACGGGGAAAGCCGTTTCACCGTTACCGGTATTCCGGTTCATTGCCAAGGCCATGCCTGGTTGCCCCACACTTGCCCATCTATCCCTGAAACACATGCGTCGGTTCTTGCCGCAGGTGCCGTTCGATTTACAGTGGCCGGTCGCTCGATTGGCCGCGTCGGGGATCCAGTCGCTTGTGGTTCCAAAGTCGCCCAAGGCGAAGCACGCTTTACGATTGGGGGCGAATGATGACTTTCGGCATTGATCGTTCAAGCGGCACAACCATCACCCTGCGAAAACATATTGAACAATCCATCGCCGATATTCTGACCACACCGGTCGGCACCAGGGTACAACGCCGTGAATATGGATCACATGTTTTCGATCTGATTGATGCGCCGGGAAACCCGGCAACCAACTTGCAGTCTATTGCGGCCATTGCCGATGCCCTTGAACGGTGGGAACCCCGCATCACCCTGAAATCAGCAACGATCCAAAACGGCTTTGATGGCAAAGCGTCGATTATGATCAACGGCGTGGTCAAGGACGACAATACCCCTTTGACCTATGATGTACCGTTAAGGGGGGCATCATGACCACCCGCTTTGACGCCATTAATCTGGGTGCGCTTTCCGCCCCTGATATTGTCAAAACAATCAATTTTGAAACCATCCTTGCCGAGCGCAAAGCCAAGGCAAAAGCCCTATTTGACGCTGCAGGTATTTTGCCTGACTGGGATCCCGAACTGGAATCCGATCCGGTGGTCAAACTGCTTGAGGAAGCCGCCCTGCGCGAAGTGATTTTGCGCCAGCGTATCAATGATGCTGCCCGGGCCTGCATGATCGCCACGGCCACAAAGGCCGATCTCGACAATATCGGTGCGCGCTATCACGTCGTCCGCCAAGTCATTACCGCCGCCGATGACAGCGCCGTGCCGCCGGTGCCCGCCGTCGTGGAAAAAGACGAAGCCTTCCGCATTCGTATCCTGCTGGCCTTTGAGGCCCTAAGCACGGCTGGCCCCATCGGGGCCTATAAATATCATTCCCTTTCGGCGCATCCTGATGTTTACGACGTCGATATCGCCAGCCCCGAACCTGGCGTTGTTATTGTCACAGTCATGTCAAACAGCAATAACGGCATCCCAACGAATGAAGTCGTTGCCGCCGTTGATAATGCCCTGAACGACGAAGACGTGCGCCCCCTGACCGACAGGGTATCAGCCAAAGCCGCGACCACCATCAATTATGACGTTCGCGTTTTTCTTCAGGTCTATTCAGGGCCTGATGCCGAAGTCGTGCGCAAGGCATCGGAAACCAGCCTGAACACCTTTATCATCTCACAACGCAAATTAGGCGAACCGGTTACGATCGATGGTTTGCACAAAGCCGCGCGTGTCGATGGTGTCCGCAAGGCCATCATCTATTACGGCGATGGCACCACACCATTCACCGACATTGAACCGGCAAATGATCAATTCGCCTTTTGCATCGGCCTGACCGTCACTGTGCTGGAGGCGGCATGACCCTATTGCCCCCAAACGCGACCGACCTTGAACGGGCTCTGGAAAAAACCACCAGCAATATCGACGATATTGATGTGCTGATTGATACGCTGTGGGATCCGTGGACCTGCCCTGCCGCCTTTCTGCCGTGGCTCGCCTGGTCCTTTTCCGTCGATACGTGGGATCCCGCCTGGCCCGAAACGGTCAAACGGCAGGTGATTGATCAAAGCTACGAAGTCCATCGCCGCAAAGGCACACGCGGGGCCGTCAAACGCGCCCTGAAGGCTTTGAACCTTGACCCGGTCAATATCATCGAATGGTTCGAGAAAAACGAACCAGGCCTGCCCTACACGTTTGAAATCGAATTTGGATCGGGCGGCGGGCTTTCTGCCGATGACCAGGACAAAATTTATCAAACAGTGATGGCCACCAAAAATGTGCGTAGCCACCTGGCCGACATTCGGCACGCCATCGAACCGGCCAGCAACTTAGGAATCACATGTGCCGCCAGCGCCTACACCATCACCGACGCGGCGCTGGATTGTGCTGGCGCATCGGCAGTCAGTGACGCGGCCCTTGCTGGCATCGCCTGTGTCTTTCGCACCGCTACCATCGACATGAGGATCGATTAAATGAGCGAACTGTCGCTATCCCCTGTTTTGACATCCGCTGGCCTCGCCGCTGTCGCCGCCGCCCACGGGCAAGGATTACAGGCGAAGATCACGCATATTGCACTTGGTGATGGTGGTTATGCCGTCCGCGATGCCACTGATGCACCACTGGCCGCTGCCCAGGCCCGCACCGATATGCAATCAGAACAGGTGCGCGTTACCGTCTATGCGGGTGCCATCCCAGGCCCGCAACAGATCGTGGTCGAAGCGCGCATCGATGCTGGGAAACCCAATTTCTGGGTCAAGGAAGTCGGCTTTTTTCTGGAAGACGGAACACTGTTTGCAATCTGGTCCAGCGATGCCCTCAATCTGGGTTTTCGTGGTGATCTGGTGCCGTGGGTGTTTCGCTTTGCCCTTGCCTGGACCCAGCTCCCAGAAAACGCCGTCACGGTCGAATTTTCAGGCGATGCTGGTTATTCCGACTTATGGGGCCTTCTGAATGACCACATCACATCGAAAGACCCGCACCCCTCCCAAATCGAACCGGCCTTTCGCACCGATTGTGAACCCTGCCTGCTTGAATTTGCGGAGCCGGGTGAAAACCTGCCTGCACCGTTTGTGTTTTCGCAGCCCGGTAAAGGCATTGGATTTAATGCGGCGGGCCAATACACAATGGTCGAACCAGGCAGGCAGCGCGACTGGTTCGACGCAGAAACCCGAGAGTATCTAGGAAAACTAACTTTACCGACTTACCGTAACTCGTGCGCGAACTGGAACGCCACCCCGACAGATACAACCGGCGTCCAAGGGCCTTACGGTGATGCAAACGCCGTGCTTACTGTCGTTGATGACACCCAAGAACTTGGCAAAGTTCACATCCTGAAACAGTTGCTGCGCGAAGGCACCTTAAACGGGAATGTTTTCAAGGTGGATAACAGCTTGGGCAGTTCATCGGTTTACGTAGCGATCGATGGGAACACGAGTTCCCCCGGCGCAGTAACGACAATCTCCGCATGGTGTCGCACCACCAATGGGGGGCGGATTGATATGGCCGGTGGTTTTGGCGCTCAAAACTTCACAAACAGTGAATATGAGCGTATCCACAAAACAGTGGATATGCCTGACGATAGATCAGGTAAGTGCGCAATTATTGCAGAGGCGGGATCGACTGTATGGTTCATCCTTAATCAGTGCGAAGTCAACGCGGCCCCGTCATTTGTCCCTGTTATTACGCAGGGTGCCGCTGCTGTAACCACTGCGGACGTTTTGACCATAGGCCCTGTTGAGATTGGCGACAATCTTGTCGAGAACGGCACCTTCGATGCCGATCTGACTGGCTGGATCAATCCAGATGGCTATTGGCAATGGTCTAGTGGTCTAGCTTATCATCCATCTGGTGATGAATTGAAGCCACTCTATTGGCCGATAACCCCGGGAAAACGCTACCGGGTATCGATGGATGTTGAGCTTGTTGCAGGGCAGTTCAACGTTTTTACGGATACTGACGCCGCAACGACGGGAACAGAAATTTCTATCCGCAACATCGCGTCTGACGGTAATCATTCTTTTGACTTTACCGCACAAGGCTCGATGCTAGGCATTCGTCGCGCCCCTGTCGTTGTCACTGAAGGCTATATCGATAATGTAAGGATTGTCGAACTGGTTCCATTTGAAGGATGGGATAGCGACGCGAAGGGCCATACATTTTTAATCGACGCGTTCAGTCCGCTTGGAACTGACAGTGCGACCAATCTAATGCAGGTCTACGACGACACCAATACAAACACGATTGAAATATACGAGTTTCGACACGGGGACGTCAAAGATATCAGGTCTAGCTACCGCGTCGGCACAAACCGTCTTTTTTGTGACACTACCGCTGATGCCAGAGATGAACTGACAGTATCACGCACCGAACATGAAACACTTTCGGTAAAGAGTGCGAGCTCGCCTTTGCAAACTACTTTCGCTGAAAATAGATATCCGCTAGGTCTATGTCGGATTTTATTCGGCAAGCTGTGGTGGGGGCCGCAGAGCGAACTCACCATCAAAAGGTTCGCGGTATACAATCTTCCCCTTTCTGACAGCAACCTCAACGCAATGGTGAAGAAATGACACTTTCTCCACTGAACCATGACCTGTGTCTTGTCGCAGCCGGCGAGGCAGCAATGATTGCCGCCCTCTCCACCAAAACCACCAACGAGGAGACGGGCGAAGCCCAATCAAACAACGTGTTTCACGATGGGAAAAACTGGGTTAGCGCGACCCACGACTGGCAGTTAGTACCAATTGGCAAGTTGCAAACCACCTTCCCGGTTATGAATGCAGAGGGCCAATTGATTTTCCCTCCCGAATTCGATGATCGCTTTCACATGAATATTCTGTGCAACGACACAGTGTTTGCGGCATTGCAGGTATTCGACCAGGCGCATTTTGAGGCAACGGGCGAACGCCTGATCATCGAACCGACGAACCGCAAAGTGGTGTGGGCGAAATGAGTGATAAGAACAAGGCGATGGATCAGGTCTGGCGCACGATCAATCTCATTCGCAAATCATTTCGTTTGCGCCCCCGTAATATTGACGAGGCCGATGTCGCTGGCCTTCGGGAAAAGCTAGGCATTGCCGCCACCGATGAAATCAAAACAAGGATCCTCGAAGGCGTGTTTCCAGTCGGCGCAATCTACATCAACCTGACCAATTCTGATAACCCCGGCACGATATTGGGATTTGGTTCCTGGTCTCCTGTCGAGGGCGTCAGCCTGATAGGCGCCGGAACGCATACGGATAGAAACGGGGACGAGCTGTCATTCGCAAGTGGTGAAGAATATGGCGAATACGGTCACACCCTGACCATCGATGAAATGCCTAGTCATAACCATGATTACGCAAAGTTTGGCGCGGGTGGCTATCAAAGTGGGGCTTCTTCTGGTTCTACATCTGGGACCAAATCAACCACAACTGAAACAGGTGGCGGCCTTCCCCACAACATTATTCAACCTTCTCTGGCTGTCTATATGTGGAAACGCACTGCATAGAAATACGGGCAAGAATGCCGGTTTTCTTACCTATTCAATCACGTTTTCCTGATCCTGACCCTGCCCCTAACCCGGAGATTTACAATGCCCACCGATTATCATCACGGTGTCCGCGTTATCGAAGTATCGGATGGCACCCGCCCGATCCGTACCATTGAAACCGCGATCATTGGCCTTGTCGCTACCGGCGACGATGCCGATGCCGCATTTTTCCCGCTTAATCGCCCGGTTCTTGTGACCGATATTTTCGACGGTATCAGCAATGCCGGAACAACCGGTACCCTGCCCTATGCCCTTGATGCCATCAAGGACCACGGCAATCCGATTGTGGTAGTTGTGCGTGTTGCCCAAGGCGAAGACGAAGCCGAAACCACGTCAAACGTGATTGGCACCGTCGTAAACGGGCAAAAAACCGGCCTTCAGGCCCTTACCGCGGCCAAGGCCCGCCTTGGTGTCACCCCGCGTATTCTTGGCGCGCCAGGGCTTGATAATCAAAACGTCACCACCGAACTGGTCGCAATCGCCCAGCAAACACGTTCATTTGCTTATGCTTCATGCTGGGACTGCGAAACCATCGAGGATGCGATTGCCTATCGCGATGGCTTTGGTGCGCGTGAACTCATGCTGATCTGGCCTGATTTCGTCAATTGGGACACGGTGGCCAATGCGGAACGTACTGCCTATGCCACAGCCCGCGCCCTTGGGCTGCGCGCCCAGATCGATGCCGACACTGGCTGGCATAAAACCTTGTCAAACGTTGCGGTCCAGGGTGTTTCCGGTATCAACAAGGATGTGTTCTGGGATCTGCAAAACCCGGCCACCGACGCTGGTTTGTTGAACGCAGCTGATGTAACCACCCTGATCAACAACAAAGGTTATCGTTTCTGGGGCTCGCGCACCTGCAGCGCAGATCCGTTGTTCGCGTTCGAGAATTACACCCGCACCGCCCAGGTGCTGGCCGATACAATGGCCGAAGCCCATTTTTGGGCCGTGGACAAGCCTATGGCACCAACCCTGGTGCGCGACATCCTTGATGGTATCAACGCGAAAATGCGTGACCTGGTCGCACAGGGCTATCTTCTGGGTGGATCCGCCTGGTTCGATCCCACAAAGAACAGCAAGGAAAACCTAAAGGCTGGCAAGCTGATGATTTCCTATGACTACACACCGGTACCGCCGCTTGAAAACCTGCTGTTTGAACAGAAAATCACCGACGACTATCTGGTCGATTTTGCCGCGGCCGTTGCGGCAGCCTGACCGGCAAAAACCCACAGCATTAAATCGGAGTTATCCATATGCTGCCGAAAATTCTGAAAAACTTTAACATCATCATTGATGGCATCGGCATGGTCGGCCTTGCCGAAGAAGTCGTTTTGCCGGTCCTAGAACGCGACACCGAAGAATTCCGTGGTGGCGGGATGCTTGGCCCGGTCGAACTTGATCTCGGCATGAACGCGATGAAGCTGGAAGCCACGATCATTGAAAACAGCCCCAACATCATCAAGGCTTTTGGCCTCGCCGATGCGTCTGGCGTGCAAACCCGTTTTCTTGGCGCACAACAGGCAGATGATTCATCGAACTCTGTCACCGCGATTGAAGTATCGGTTCGTGGGCGCTGGAAAAAGATCGACATGGGAACGGTCAAGGGCGGCGACCTGGCCAAAATGAAAATTGAACTGCCCATCACCTATTACAAATACACCGCCAATGGCGACGTCCTGGTCGAAATTGATCTGGTCAATGGCAAGGAAGTCATCGGCAGTGTGGACCGTCAACAAGGCATTATGCAGGCGTCAGGCATCACCGGCAGCTAACACGCTGCAAATCCACTCGAAGGGCGATGCGCCGGGGGGCCATCACACCAAACCGAGAGGACGCACAAAATGACCACCAAGACCGCTACCGTTACCGTTCCTTTGTCCAATCCGATCAAGATCGGCGAGAAAGACGTCTCCGAACTGATTTTGCGCCGCCCAAATGCAGGCGACCTGCGCGGGGTAAAGCTGATGCAGCTTGCCGAAATGGACACTGATTTCCTGTTTAAACTGTTGCCGCGCATCACAACGCCAGTGTTGGCCGAAAGCCATGTGCAGATGCTTGATCCATCCGATGCCATCAAAGTCATGGCGCAACTGAATGATTTTTTTACGGGGTGATCCTGCCGGATCACACAACCCACGCATGGGGCCTTCTGATGGAGGCATTCCCCGGATCATTCGGACCGGATGTTTTTAACCATATGGCCCTCGAAGATTATGCGGAGGCCTATCAGCTGGCCGTTGATTTCCTGCAAATGAAAGCCGATGCCGTCTCCTCGCGGCACGGCTGACCGATCCCCCCACGTAACGACCAGGCGCACATGGCTGATCTCAAAGTCAACATTCTGATGCAGGCCGCTGACAAGGTTTCATCAACCTTTCGCGGCATCACGCAGTCCACCGACAAAATGAAATCGGCAATGAAAGAAGCCGGTCGAAAGGTGCGCGATCTTGAACAAATGTCTGCAAAGCTTCAGGCATTTCAGGATTTGAAAGCCACTGCCAGACAAAATGCCAACGCACTGGAGGTGGCACAGGCAAAGACAAAAAAACTCGCCGACCAAATGCAGAATGCTGACAAGGTAACGGGCAAAATGCGTGCCGAATTCAAGGCAGCAAGCAAAGAAGTCCGTCGCCTAAAATCAACCCAATCGGAAACATGGGAAGAAACCCGTCTATTACGAAATGAACTAAAAGATGCTGGTATTAACACCAAACGTTTTGGACAAGAACAACGCAAACTGAAGGCTGATCTTCAAGCCACGAAACGCGCAGCGGACGAACAGGGCAAGGCACTGGATCGGGCGCGAGAGAAAACCAACCTGCTGGCCCGTGCCCGGTCCAGAATGCAACGAACCATGCAATTGCAGGCGAATATGGCAATGGGTGGTGCGGCAGGCATGGCCGTTGGCGGCGGGGCCATCGCATTGGGGAGCCGTATGGCCAGCGCCGGTGTTGGCTTTGGCGAACAAATGTCGGCAGTCGGCGCGGTCGCCCGCATCGATAAAACATCCCAAGCCTTCGCATCCCTGAAGCAACAGGCACAGGATCTGGGTGCAACAACCAGTTTCTCTGCAAGCGAAGCCGCAAGCGGTATGCAGTTCCTTGCAATGTCAGGCTTCAAGGCCAACGAGATTATGGCCGCAATGCCAGGCATGTTGAACCTTGCCAAAGCCGGGGCAACCGACCTGGCAACCACGGCAGACATTGCATCAAATGTGCTATCGGGCTTTGGCCTGAAGGCCGGAGATATGGAAAGGCTGGGCGATGTTTTAACCGCCACATTCACACGATCAAACGTCGATTTGTCGATGTTGGGCGAAACCATGAAATACACGGCACCGATTGCAAAAGAGTTTGGCGCATCGGTCGAAGATGTTGCGGCAATGACTGGCTTGCTTGGCAATGTCGGCATTCAGGGCAGTCAGGCAGGGACCGCCATGCGCAGCCTGTTCACACGCATGGCCAGTCCCCCGACCGAGGCGCAAAAAGCCCTCGAAAAACTGGGTGTATCAACCAAAACGGCAACGGGCGATACCCGCAACATGGTTGATATTCTGTCAGAGCTGGCGACCAAAACAGAAAAAATGGGATCAGGGGACCGTCTTGCTGTCTTTACCGACATTGCCGGGAAGGAAGCCGGGGCGGCTTTTGCCACACTTGTCAATCAGGGCGGCGCGGGCGAAGTCACCAAATTTGTCGATATTCTCAACAAATCGCTGGGCGAAACGGCCCGTGTCGCCAATCAGATGGGAGACAATGCCGCTGGCGACATCAAGGGGTTCTGGTCCGCTGTCGAGGGTATGAATATCGCCTTGACCGAAACCAACGATGCCCCGTTGCGTGATCTAATCCAGTCTGCCACCGGTGTTGTGCGTGGTATCCAGGCATGGATTAAGGAAAACCCGAAACTTGCCGGAACCCTGGTTAAAATTGCAGCCATTCTCGCTGGAGTAATTTTCGCAGGTGGGGCGCTTGCGACCACGGTTGCGGGCCTGCTTGGGCCGTTTGCGATGGCGCGCTTTGCCATGTCTGCCCTGGGCATTCAAGCCGGAATGTTGACGGGCGGTGTCGGCATGGTCAGCAAAGGAATTGCTTTTCTTGGCTCCGCCGCCAAGGTCGTATTCCCAATGATGGTTGGCGGCATTCGTGCGATTGGTGCGGCAATGATCACAAATCCGATCCTGTTAATCATTATGGCCATCGCCGGGGCGGCCTTGCTGATTTACAATTATTGGGAGCCCATCAAAGGCTTTTTCATAAACCTTTGGGACGCCATCACGCAGCAATTTGCCGGAACCTGGGAAACAATAAAAACCCTGTTTTCCTTCACCCCCATTGGCCTGATCTATGAAAATTGGGAACCGATCAAAGCGTTTTTCGCAGATCTTTGGGATGGCGTGATTAAGGTTTTCGATATCGCATGGAACTGGATCACCGACAAATTACAGGCGCTGGCATCGCCGATTAAATGGCTGTCCGATGCGCTGGGCGGCGTCTTTGGCGATGCCCAAAAAACAGAATTCAAGGTCACGGCCAAAGGCCCTGATGCAGCCGAAACCGGCAATGCCCTGCGCGCTGCCGCTGCAAAACCGGTGCGGCTGGCCGCTGTTGCCCCGGTCGCGGCATCCCTTGCCGCCGCACCGGCTGCCGCCATGCCTGGTCCGGCCCCGATGCCGATGCAACAGGGCAACAAATACGAAATCACGATCCACGCCGCACCTGGCATGGATGAAAAAACAATCGCCCGCGAAGTAACCCGGCAAATTGAAATGCGCGACAGGGCAAACCGCCGCCCAGCCGGTGGCCAAATGTATGATGGGATTGATTAACGATGTTGCTTTCACTTGGCATGTTTGTGTTTCAGCTACAAACAATCCCCTATGAAACCCTGAAACGTGACAGCGAATATCGCTGGTCTGGCACTGCCCGGATCGGCAAGGCCCCGGCCCGCCAGTTTTTAGGTCCGGGCGACGAGGATCTGACGATTGACGGGCGACTGATCCCCGAATTAACCGGGGGAATGGAACAACTCACCAAGCTGCGCGAAATGGCGGCAAAGGGCAAAGCATGGATCCTGACAGCGGGAACAGGCGACGTTCTGGGCAAATACGTGATCACAAAAGTAAGCGATGACCAGTCCCATTTTCTGGGCAATGGCGTTGCGCGCCGGATCTCGTTTTCCATCGGGTTAAAACGCTATGAAAACGACGACAACCGCGACCTTGGCCAGTTGATGGACAGCAAACCATGACGACACCGGCTTTTCGCATTGTTGCCGGTGGCAGCGACATTACACCAACCCTCAACAAGTACCTGGTCAGTTTGCGCCTGACCGATAAAACAGGGCTTGAAGCCGATCAGCTTGAAATCGAAATCGCCGACGAGGCGGGCGAGATCGCCTTGCCGCCCCCCGGCATTACCCTGCAAGTCTGGATTGGCTATCGCGACGCACTGGTCGATAAAGGCACCTACATCGTCGATCAGGTCCGTGACAGCGGATCACCCGATAAAATCACCATCACCGCCCACAGTGCTGATTTTCAGGGCGCATTCAAGGTTCAACGTGAACAGTCCTATCATGGCAATACGCTGGGCGACATTTTACGCACCATTGCAGACCGCCAAAACCTGAAACCGGCCATCGAACCGGGCCTTGCCGCAATTGCAATTGACCATATCGACCAGACCAACGAAAGCGACATCAATTTCCTAACCCGGCTTGGCAAGGATTACGATGCCATTGCCACGGTCAAGGCCGGTCATTTGCTGTTTATCCCGTTGGGCTACAACAAAACCGTGAGCGGCATCGCCCTGCCCGCCATTACCGTGCATCGATCAGAAGGAGACCAGCACGATTTTACCCTGTCCGCCCGCGATGCAGACATTACCGGGGTCCGTGGCAAATGGCGGGATAAATCAGGCAATCAGAACCGCTATTCAACAGCGGGCGAAGGCCCGAACTGGAAAACCCTAAAGCGCGAATATCCGAATGCCAGCCAGGCATTTCATGCCGCCAAAACCGCCTGGGCAAACCTGAAACGCGGCAAGCGCGAAATCAGTCTTTCGATCGCAATGGGACGGGCCGACATCGCCGCAGGCAGGTTGCTCCAACTATCAGGATGGAAACAGCAAATCACCGACGTGACCTGGGTAATTAATGAAGTGACCCACAGCTTGAACGACAGCGGCTTTACAACTTCACTGAATTCCGTGGAACGGGTCAGCATTTAAGCTCACCATCCTTTGAAATCAGATCAAAAAATCGAACTCCGATAGATGTTATTTGATATTGAGTTGGAGTTAACTCTGGTTCAGAGCGCGCTTGCCCCCAATCTTCTGCAACGATTGCGCATAGTCCCAAACCAACCAACGCCTCGACACCATCAAAATGACCAAACATGGGGTCACTTCGCTTACTCACCAGCTCACGAAGATCAGGCAGAAAAATATTTTTCAAGATCATTGTAAAACGCCGAAAATCCGCCAACGTGATCCGTGCCAAAGCAGCTTCAGCCCCGATTATTCCATACAGTGTCGCTTTGGCGGGATCGTCCAGGCTATCAAAATAATCAATCAAGACAGCAGCAGCTCTGGCTTCCCCGCCTGAATTTTCTGCTATTTTCTTCAAAAACCAAAGTCGTTTTTCATTAGGAACTGCGTGAATTTCCGAGAAAAACCTCAATACTTTCTCAGCAAATAGCAAATCTTGTGCATGTTGCACCCCCTGCCTAATCTGGCGGGCAGTTCCTAAATATGGCACGGCGTCCCAAGCCGGACTTTTCCATATCTCCTCCAACCGTTTGTATCCTTTGAAATCAACGAAAACGTCTTGGTTTCCGATACTCCTGAAGAACTTTACGCTCACATTTTCAACTTCTTTATTGTCGTCAGTCATATCACCCTCCATTGGTCAAAATGACCAAAACCCACCGAGCCAGTCGCCCAGCCATACCCCAAGATAGACAAAAACCATTGCCGCCAGCAGGATTGCCAGATAGGCATCCTGCTGCCTGCGTGCAGGCTGTGTTGAGTTGATTATATTGATTGCGCGGGACCATGCAGAACGGCCGCGCGGTGTTTCAAAAACATTCGCACGATGCATTCGAATTCTACCAAAATAGCGTTTCCGGCCGGAGCGGGGCCAGTGGATAACGGGAAATCCTTTAGCTGGTAGTGCAAGTCCCATTGCACGAAATCGGCCCGGTGTCCCGACCGGGCCGATACCCGTTGCACGTAAAAAATGAAATTGAAGGCTTTCCGTCAAGCTGAAAAACGAGGGAAGACAACACCCTATACAGGATAAGGGGAGCCTCTCTCAAAGGGCTAGGCGCATTAATGCCATTAGCTGGGTCAGATCAATTTTGCCGTTTTCATCACGCAATTTATCGGGCTCGGATGACAGGGCATCATAGACCGCAATGTAAAGCTCTGCGCGCTTTTCAGCATCGATCTTGCGGCTATGCGACTCCATAAATGCGTCCACAGCAACAATCACGTCACGAAACAGATGGCGGTCGAATTCCTGGTATTCAAACAGCTCATTGGGCGTAACGCGCAATGTGTCGCAAAGCCGCAGCAGGCTTGCGAAATTGGGCTCCCGCCGGTCACTTTCGTACCCGTACAAAGTGTAGGCAGATGACAGACCTGCCAACTCGGCAACGGAAACAGCCTTCAGACCGAGATATTCCCGTGCCCGTTTCAGCTTTGCACCGATTTTTGGCGAACCCTTCACACCTAGAAACCCCTCTGTTTGATCCCTCATACCTGCCCCACCAAGACAATCCTATTAACAAAACGAACTTGACCTTATTGGTCATTTTGAACAATTGTTCGACAGGCAAGTTACACCAGCGGGGGATGCAATGGCTGTGACCAACAAACACCACACCGACCACAGCATGGTTACGCAACGGCTTTCGGCACTGATGCGGCAATATGTCGCAGACGCCCGGTACAACGACAATCAAGATAAGATTGGCATTGCCGAACTGGCAGAAAAGACCGGGATCAACAAAAGAACGCTTAAATCCTACATCGCTGGGGACCGTGCGCCGGTCGATGCCCGTTTTTTTGACCTGGCCCGCGCCCTGCCCGCCCATTTCATCAACCAGATGCTGGCCCTGTGCGGCTATGGAAATGCAACACCATTGCGGCTGTCTTGTGCGCAAATTGTTAATGCCAACCACGCGCAATACGAACTGGCCTTGCGGATGCAAAAACTGTCTGCCGCGATGCTGGATGGTCATATTGACCACGTCGAACGCCGGGAACTGATCGAAGAATTCGAGCGCCTGGTAACGATGATGAACCTGTTTGTCTGGGGTCTGAAACAGGCTGATGACAAAGGCCGGGGGGACGAACTGGCCTTAACCATCACATCAAAGGATTAAATCCATGTCTCGCCCATTTAATAATTCCTACCCCTGCCCGCATTGCAATTGCGGATGCCGAACGGTGAAAAGCCTTCAGCAAAGCCCGCTTTATCGGGAAATCACCTTTGTCTGCAAAAACCCGGAATGTGGCCATCGCTTTGTCGTTGAAATGTCGCCGGTGCGCACCATCACCGCCAGTCAGATACCAAACCCGACAATCCAATTACCAATGTGTAGACGCGCCTGATGAGGCGACCGGGGGGACACATGAAACAAGCGTTATTAGCTGTTGCGATCAAGACCAGCAGCAGAGGAATCAGTGACGTTAAAATCAAACTCGTTGGAACGGGCCCGAATAAGCTGCTCTCGATGAGTCAATATGGCCTCATGAAGCTCGACAATAGCGGGACAAAGAAGGGCAATGGTCTCGCTTTCAGCATTAGGCTGGTCGTTATCTGCCCACCGATAATATTGAATAATATGCGCCCTTATCAATCGAAGCACCTTACTAACAACAACTGGAGATGTTCCACCACTGATCAAATCATTCATTCGCGAATTAAGGATCAACAAAAGAGAAGTAGTTTCAGGATCATAATAGTTTCTAGTATTGTTAATTACCCTCCAAGAGGAGCTTGCTTCCCTCAAAATTTCGGCATCTTGAACCAAATACCTAATGTCTGCTTCAAGCTGAAAATACGGCGACAACTCCTGGTCCACGACCTGTTCAATCGCATGTCTTTTGACATGTTCGATCTGCTGTCGTGTCGCGACCAGAACCAAACAACCACCAGCAAGACCAAACAAACCGGCAGTCATGGTTTCCCATTGAAGGGAGCGAATGGCATTGCTGAATGCGTCTGTATTACCAGCGACAAAACCTCCACCCCATATGCCAAAGATAATGACGAGCACAGCGGCGAACAGCACAAATGCAACCGGCCACCAAATAGAAACATTTCCCCAAAACTGTTTCAATCGCATGTCATTACCCCCAATCACTCGACAACCGACATTCCAAAAAGCAGTGACAATCGTAAAATAGGAACCACCACTTTCAGGTCTTTCCGCCAAGAGTTATTCACAAATAGCCTTGAGATCACGGAACTTGGCTTCAAGTTTTCTAAGACCTTCTATGAGATCGATAGGAAGCCTAAGAACAGTTTGAATAACCTCATCCTGCATAGAAGGCCAACGATCTGGGCTTGCGTCCATAGCAACTGTCGCCAACACTCTCCTAATCTTTTCCTCAAGAACAACAATATCACCATACCGCTCTACAACCGTAGAAGGGACATTGCGATCCAACTCAATTGTATTGAGTTGCACCCACAGGCGGGCCAAGTGGTTATCGATAAAACGAACAAACTCGATGACCTCTTTCATCACATCCCGTCGATGCTCGGGGTCAAAATCAGGCCAATCGTTTGCGTCCTCATTCAGGGCGGCCGCAACAGCAACAACGCCCCAGTTGAAAGTGACACCGTTATCTTGCTTGGTCACCCCCCCCTTCAGCACATTTTCGAGATTAGCCAACGCCCGAACACAAAAAAGGTTAAGCAACCCAAGCTGCCGCTCTTTTTTTTCTTTTCTGTCCACATGCCGCTGCAACGCAAACAAACCGAAGGCAGCCGCACCAGCAATCGACCCGCCCAAGAAAGATCCCCAATCGAACTTGGCGCCGACCGTAACGGCTTCAATCACCCTGCGGAAACCCATGATATCCGTGGTTACAATCGGCGAGACAATACCGCCGACGAGCGATCCCCAGCCCAGCAGCACGAACTTTTCCGAAATACGCATTCCTTGTTCTCCCCCAATTCCATCAATCGCTTAACATTCATTTTGCCCGTGCTGGTTGAGTCAAGAAAAAGCACAAACACCTATCCGAAATGGGGATTATCGGATAGGTTGACGGCGAAACGTAGCGGACGTATGGTTTGGCCTATCGGTGGGATAAATCCGCCGTGGGGGCGTCAGAACCCTCTATTACAGACGGTCAGCCGTCACGTTAGTTACGGCTATTTTTGTGCCCGGATTTCCGGTGTACATTCTCGCTTATGGCGGGAGGGCGGAGAAATAAGGCCTTCGGGCACGAATAATCCCGCCTGCCTCTGTACAGGTTCTGAACCTCCCGCCACCAGCGCGGTCGTCAGAAGCCGCTTTGGTGGTGTTGTCAAACGCCATACAGAGGGCTTAGCTATGACCCATTTTCTGATTTCCTCCGAACAGCTTGATTCCGTTGATCGTGCGGCCACCCTGCTTGATCACATGCACGATGCCCTGCACGGCATCGCCATTCTTTGCGACAACGGCAATAGCGACGAAGCTGCCGCCATTGCCTTTATCCTTTCCGATTGCGCCTATCGCCAAGCCGAACCCTTACAGGATGCCGTGATTTCGCTTCAGCCCAGCGAACAGGTTTGTGTGCCTTTGCACGGCAAGGTCGGAGGCTGAATGATGAATTGCAACAAACGACTGATTTCAGGAATGCCCGCCGAACAGGTAGCAACATCCGCCTTTGCATGGGCGGCATTTGGCGCGGCAGAAGCCTTTCTTCATGCCATAAGCCGCAATAGCAACGGCGGCGAAAGCTGTGCGCGCTATATGCTGGATTACATCACCGCCGGGGGGCTGGACCTGCCCCCCAGGCACTTCATTGACCAAACGATTGATATGGCCCCCTGGCTGTCGCCGTATCGGCGGCGCGCCATGCACACCCTTGACCGGCTGACACGCGAACGCGACGGGGCCGGACAATGAACAAATATTCTATGGCTGAAGATGTAAGGCGCGAAGTTGTTGCGCGCCTGACCAGCGACTATCAGTTCAAACCGATCCAGAACTGGTTGCGCCAGGGCTGCTGCCCGGAATGCAACAGACGGGAATTGTTTGTTAATGCCGACAGCCCGTGGGTGATTAAATGCGGGCGGGAAAACAAATGTGGCTTTACCGCCAATGTCCGTGACCTTTACCCGGACGCATTTGGCAAGTTTAACGAAAAATTCCCGGCCACCACCGAAAAGCCCAACGCAACCGCCGACGCCTATATGGATTTTGTCCGGGGGTTTTCCCCCGCCAAAACCAAAGGCTGGTATCGACAGGGCAAATTCCGGCATCCCTATGGCAACCGCGAAACCGCGACGGTGGTTTTTGACATAAGCCGCGGCCAGGACATTTTCATGGAACGGTTGATTGAAACCGTGCTTGTGAAAAACCCGGATGGCACCACCAGCAGCCGAAAGGCAAATTTTGTGGGTGGGCACAAGGGCCTTTGGTGGCAACCGCCGGGCATGAAGATCAAGGATGGTGACGAAATCTGGCTGGTTGAAGGATGCCTGGACGCCATCGCCCTGCATATGAACGGCATCAAGGCCGTTGCCATTTTGTCATGCGTGAATTTCCCGGATCAGAAACTGGAAGCCATCAGGAACAAAAACATCACCCTGGTCTGGGCGCTTGATAACGATGCCGCCGGTCGGCGTGACATTCGCAAGCACGTTAAAAAAGCCAGTCTTATGGGGTTTATCAGCAAGGCCGCGCTGATCCCGCAGAAGGACCAGGGCAAAATAGACTGGAACGACGCGCACCTGGCGCGCCAGCTTGGCAATCAGGATATTGAACGATACCGGTTTCATGGTGATTTGCTGCTGGCACCTTCGCCAATGGAAAAGGCGTTACTGATTTGGCAACGTTACAAAAGCCGGGGCTTTGTTGTTGAGTTTGACAAACGCACCTATTGGTTTTCGATCATTCAGGAAACTTATAGCGCCCATAAAACAACGCTCGCCGACCGAAACATTACCGGTGAAGAAGCAGAGGAAGAAGCCGTTCGCAAAGCAGCACAACTTCATCAGATTGCCAATTGCACCATTAAATTCCTGTATTTCCAGCAATCCAGACAAACCGATGAAAGCTGGTATTACACCAAAATTGAATTCCCGCATGGCCGCAACAACCAGAAAAACACCTTCACAGGCGGGCAGATTGCAACAGCCAGCGAACTTCGCAAACGTTTGCTTACGATTGCGCCTGGGGCCGTGTTTGAAGGCAACACCCACCAGCTAAACTGGATTTTGAAGAAATACCTGGACCATATCAGGACTGTCGAAACAACCGACTTTATCGGCTATTCCAAAGAACACGGCATTTATGTTTTCAACAACCAAGCTGTCGCGGCAGGCAGGGTTATCGACATCAACGACGAAGACTTTTTTGAAGTCGGGAAAACGTCCATCAAGTCGCTGAACCAGTCCTTGCACCTGCAAATCGGCACCGCCAACGACTATAACCCGCGCTGGCCCGAACTGGTTTATTCCGCCTATGGCGCCAAGGGCCTGATTGCGACTGCGTTCTTTTTCGGCAGCCTGTTTGCCGAACAGATCCGCGCTACGCAAAAATCCTATCCGTTCCTTGAAATCGTTGGCGAGGCCGGGGCCGGTAAATCCACCCTGATCGAATTTTTATGGAAGACTTTGGGCCGGTCTGATTACGAAGGGTTCGACCCCAACAAATCAACACTGGCCGCCCGGGCGCGTATTTTCACGCAGGTTTCAAACCTGCCGGTTTGCCTGATCGAAAGCGACCGCGAAGACAAGGCAAAAGCCAAACAGTTTGATTGGGACGAATTAAAGACCGCTTATAATGGCCGCGCAAGCCGGGCACGGGGCCTTAAAAACGGGGGGAATGAAACCAGTGAACCGCCCTTTCGCGGATCCATCGTGATCAGCCAGAATGCGGCGGTGAATGCATCCGAAGCCATCATGCAGCGCATCATTCACACCACCTTTGACACCAGCGGGCATACTGCGGCGTCAAAATCGGCGGCTGACGCGCTGGCATCGATGCCGGTGGAGAATGTCAGTTTCTTTTTGCTAAAGGCAGCTGCGGCCGAAAAAACCGTGCTGGCGACGATTGCCAGGCGCACACCCCATTACGAAAAGCAGTTGATGGCGCTGCCGGATCTAAGATCAAACCGGATCGCAAAAAACCATGCCCAGATGATGGCCATGACCGAAGCAATGGCCGAAATATTGAACCTGCCGGCACATATGAAAAACGAAACGCTTGAAGCCCTTAGCAACGCGGCGATCATGCGCCAACGCTCCATTGCCGCCGATCATCCCTTGATCGAGGAATTCTGGGAAATTTACGAATTTCTGGGCGAAAACAAATTGAACCATTCCCGCACACCGCAAGAAACCATCGCGATCAACTTGAACCACTTGCAGGCTGTCGCGCACAGCTACAACCAGCCTTTGCCGCCCCTTTCGGATTTAAAAAAGATACTGCGATCCTCGAAATCGCGCCGGTTCATCGACATTAAAGCCGTGAACAGCGCAAACGAGGCATATCAGTCAAATGCCGACCGGGCCAAAACCGTTAAGTGCTGGGTGTTTGATCGGGGGGCAAGAAAATGAACCATTGTCCGATTGCAACACCTTGCCCATTATCGATAGATCCTTTTGCCATCGAAATTGAACAAGGGCGATGCCCTCGATGCCATAAACAGTTTGATCAATCAGATCAAACAGCAGACCTGGCACCAACACCACTTGAACAAGCAATAAACCGGGCCAAAGAACAGGTGCGGATGGCTGGGAAGGTTGGGAAATGACCAAAAGAGCGGGTATCACACAATCCGAAATGAAGCGGGCCATTAAGGCCGCGACCGAATGCGGATTGGAAATTTCTGAAGTGATCATGACGGCCGACAGTGTGCGCCTGATCTTTGGCGAGATTGACGAACCCCCGAAGCCGGATAACACTGCTGCTCCCAAGGAATGGCCAAGGTGAACAAAATGAAGATAAATCTGCCGGGTTTGGCTCAGGAAAAACTTCCATCGGGCAATTATCGTTACCGGGTGCGTGTTGAATCCAACTCCTCGAAAAAAATCCGGTTAAATGCCACCCCGGAAGATAAAAACTTCATGGAACACTATCATGCGGCACGAGCGGGAATTTCACTGCCACCTGACCCTGCCTCACCAGCTGATGTCTATGTGCGCGGATCTGTCGCGTGGCTGACCACCAAATACATCATGCACCTTGAAACCCAGGTTAATGCTGGCATTGCATCAGAACTGACTTTGCGCCAGCGCCGTGGCTTGCTGAGGGAATTGAAAGAAAGATACGGCGAATATTCGATGATGATGCCAACGCATGAAGTCATCAAATTGCGCGACAGCCTTTCGATGACACCGGGAAAAGCCGACAACATGATCAAGGCTATTCGCGCCATGTATAAATGGGGCTGCGAATACGGCATAACGCCAAACAACCCGGCCCTTGGGGTATCGCGCTTCAATCAAAACAAAGGCGGGGCAAAGCCCTGGAGCGTTGAAGACCTAAAGAAATACCGCACCATCCATCTACCTGGTACGCCAGCACATCTTTGCCTGACCCTTTTCATGTTCACCGCCTGCCGCATTAGCGACGCCTATCGCCTGGGCCGCGACAACGAAATCACGCGGAATGGTATTTTAGGTTTGTCATGGCAACCGCAAAAGAAGGGATCAGCCCTTGTCGAAATTCCGATGCTGCCACCTTTGATCAAGGCCACCCGCGCTGCAACGGTGCAGGGAAAAACCTACTTGCTGACTGAACATGGCAAACCATTCAGATCAGCCGAGGGATTGCGAAACCGATTTAAAAAATGGTGCCTGGCAGCAGGGCTTGATGACAGAACCAGTCACGGCATCCGCAAAGCGGCGGGCAAACTTTTAGCGGAAGAAGGCTGCACCCAGTACGAAGTCATGGCTGTACATGGCCATGCAGAAGCAAAGACGTCTGAAACCTATACCGGATCCGCCGAACGATGGCGGCTTGCACGCCAGGCCATGCAGCGACTTGAAGCGATGGAATGGTGA